TAAGATACATCAGATGTTCCTTCTGCATTTTTAGCACCACCTGATACTTGTCTTGTTTTAAATTCCACTGTATCACCTGCTGATAAATCAGCAGCCACTCCACATTGATAATTTATAGTTCCGTTTTGACCTTGAAAATATCTTGAAGCTGTTAATCTAGTTGATGTATTTTTATATATCATCGCTCTTGCTTCATCTTCGTTTGTTAAATTTTGTAATTGAATTGCACCATAAAACCAATACTTACCAGCTTTACCTGATGGTACAGTAAATTTATAAGTGCTTGTATCAAAAGCAGAATCTGTATCCCATAGTTCTGCTCCCATCTGAACTGTTGTATCAGTGCTGTCAGATATAGATTGCGTTGAATTCAAATAAGCATAGAAAGAAGGATAGTTATGACCTGTTGCAGCACCATTTTCAAACGTAACTGTAGATGAATTAGTAGAACCA